AAGGGAATCCGCTTCACCAAATGGGATTGGCTGGAGCTTTCTGCGGTGACCATTCCGGCGAATGCCGAATGCACCATCGCCACCGTGAAATCGATCGACACTGCGCAGCGGGCCGCGTCCGGCCACAACGCTGCACAACCAAACCCTCCCGGCGCCACGGGACATCCCCCACGGAAGTTCACCCAGGAGGGTGTCAAGATGAAAACCATTGCTGAACAGATCACCGCGCTTGAGGCGAAACGCATGGCCTCCGCGTCCCGCATGGAAGATGTGATGCAGAAGTCGCTCGACGAGGATCGCACCAGCGATGCCGCCGAGCAGGACGAGTTCGACAATCTCTCGGCGCAGGTCGAGGCCATCGACAAAGACCTCGTCCGTCTGCGCTCGATCGAAAAGTCACAGGCGTCGGCCGCCAAGCCGGTGGTCAAGGCCAATGGCGAGGCGCGCTCGGTGGTTCGCGTCGACACGGCACAGCAGAAACTGCCGCCGGGCATTGCGTTTGCGCGCTTTGTGATTGCCAAGGCCGTTTCGTTCAAAGAGATGGTGCCGGCGGATCAGGTCGCTAGGCAACGCTGGCCGGATCACCCCGACATCGAACTCGCGCTCAAGGCGGCGGTGGCGGTGGGTTCGAGCACCACGCTCGCTACCCTCGTGACGCCGAATATCATGGCGTCGGAGCTGATCGAGTACCTCTGGCATCGCACCATCGTCGGCCGCATCCAGGGCCTGCGCCGAGTGCCGTTCAACATCAAGGTGCCGCGGCAAACCTCGGTTGCGAGCGTGTCATGGGTCGGCGAGGCCGCGCCCAAGCCGCTTTCAGCGTTTGCTCTGGATACCGTGAGCCTCGGCTACTACAAGATCGCGGGCATCGTCGCGCTGACGGATGAAATCGTGAAATTCTCCAGCCCAGCGGCCGAAGCCATGGTGCGCGACGAGTTGGCGAACGCGATCGTCACCTTGATGGATCATGACTTCATCGATCCCGAGAAGGCGGCGGTCGCCGGCGTGTCCCCGGCGTCGATCACCAACGGCGTGACGCCGATCACGGCGACCGGCACGGCGTACTCGAACTTTGCCGCAGACATGGGAGCGGCCCTCGCCAATTTCGACGCGGCGCGGATCGACACCAGCAGTCTAGCGATCGTCATGAGCTCACGCATTGCCCGGTCGCTCGGGCTGATGCTCAACTCGCTCGGACAACCGCTGTTTCCGAGTATGTCGGCAACCGGCGGCACTGCGATGGGCTATCAAGTGGTCGTGTCGGGCAACGTCGATCCGACCGGCGACGTGGCGGCCAACGGCGATAACATCATCTTCATCAAGCCGGATGAAATCTTCCTCGCCGACGACGGCAACGTGTCGATCGACATTTCGCGTGAGGCGTCGGTGCAGATGGACGGCGCACCGGATAATCCGGCGGTTGCCACGACTGTTACTATCTCCGCGTTCCAGCACAACCTGGCCCTCATCAGGGCGGAGCGATATTGCAATTGGTTAAAGCGCCGCGCCCAGGCGGTGCAATACATCTCGGGCGCGAAATACGCCTAACAGTGACTTGTGGAAGGAACGGCTCGGAGCAATCCGGGCCGTTTGTTCAAAGGGAGATAGTCGATGGCCAGAGTACCGCTGATGGCTAACGAGCGATTCTATTACGACGGCCGCAACGTCGAGAAGGACGAGCAGTTCGACTGCGAGGAAAAGGATGTGAGCCTGCTCACGCATTCGGTCAGCCCGCGGGCAAGGTTGCTCGAAGCAGAGCCGAAGCGAGCAGCACAGAAAGAACCCGACGAGCCGGCGCCCAAGCCCGCGCGCTACAGGCGGCGCGACCTCGAGGCCGAGGACTCATGAAGATTTTCGGCCTGCCGATCCCGTTCACCGGCGAGAAGCAGAAGGATATGAGCGCCGTGCCATCCGGCCGCGGCGGCTGGTATCCCATCATCCGCGAGCCGTTCACCGGGGCCTGGCAGCGCAATCTCGAAATCAGGAACGATGACGCATCGGCATTCCATGCCGACTTCGCCTGCAAGACGCTGATCGCGCGTGACATAGGTAAGTTGCGCATCAGGCTTGCCGAGAAGGACAAGGACGACATCTGGTCGGAAACCACCAACCCGGCGTTTTCACCAGTGCTGCGGCGGCCGAATGATTACCAAACTCGCAATCAATTCTACGAAGCATGGGTGCTGTCGAAACTGTCGCGCGGCAATACCTATGTCCTGAAAGAACGCGACGACCGTAACGTCGTCACCGGCCTGCATGTGCTCGACCCGACGCGCGTGCAGCCGTTGGTGTCGGACGAGGGCGCCGTGTACTACCGGCTCAACAGCGACAACCTCGCCGGCATCGACGACATCACCGTGCCCGCGCGCGAGATCATCCACGACCGATTCAATTGCCTGTTTCATCCGCTGGTCGGAACGGCGCCGGTGTTTGCCTCGGGCCTCGCCTCGATGCTCGGCCTCAATGCGCAACGGACATCTGCGCTGCTGTTCGAGAATGCCTCGACGCCAGGCGGCATGCTGATTTATCCCGGCGAGATCAACGAGGTCGAGGAACAGCGCGTCAAGGAGCAGTTCGAGCAGCGGTTTTCGCGCACGAACCTCGGTCGCGTGGCCATCCTGAGTGCCGGCGCGAAATATGAAAAGGTGGCGATGACCAATGTCGAGGGGCAGATGGTCGAGTCGCTGAAATGGTCGGCCGAGGTGGTTTGCTCGGTCTACCATGTGCCGCCGTACAAGGTCGGTGTCGGCGCGCTGCCGTCCTACAACAATGTGCAGGCGCTCAACGTCGAGTACTATTCGCAGGCACTGCAATCCCACATCGAGGAAATCGAGGAACTGCTCGACCACGGGCTCGGCCTCGGCGGCTGGGCCGGCGGTATGGGCACCGAGTTCGACACCGAGAACCTGCTGCGCATGGACAGCGTGACCCAGGTCACCGCCATCCGCGACGCAGTCGGCGCCGGCGTGATGTCGCCGAACGAAGGCCGCGGCAAGCTCGACCTCAAGCCGGTGGATGGCGGCGAGTCGCCTTACCTGCAGCAGCAAAACTACAGCCTTGCCGCGCTGGCCAAACGCGACGCGCAGGATGATCCGTTCGCGCCGGCAAAGCCACCGGCACCGCCGCCACAGCCGGCCGCGGCTGACCAGGTGCCGCCAGAGCCCGACCCGCAAAAGCTCGCCGCCATGTTTACCGTGGAACTAAGAGAGGCGAGGGCCAGACATGCCGCCGCCTGAAGTTACTGGTGGCGCCAGAGGCGGGGTGTGGAATTTCAACACGGCAAGCACTGACACCAGCACATCCCCGGTCACTGGCCGCTTTCGCACCAATACCGGCACCTACCGCAACGCCACACAGATAGCAATTCACGGCACCACCACGCAGGGCATCAATCGGGCCGATACGCTGCGATCGCTGCTCGTCGACGACATCATCCAGTGCCAGGACTCGCTCGTCAGCACTGCTTGGTGCCGCTATGTCCTGCAGTCGCTGCCGATAGATAACGGCACCTGGTTCCAGTTGAATGTCGTGCTGGAAGCCGATGGCAATGTTAAGTCCGGTGAAAATCAGGAAGTCATTGTACTTTTCACCGCCAACAGCAACGCCGTCGCCATTCCCGTCTATGCGGAATCGACGGCATACACATCTACCAGTATCCAGATGGTGGGCGCCGTTGATACAATTCCGCAACAGACCGATGGCATACAACTGCTGACTGCTTCGATCACACCGAAGCGATCTACCAATAAGCTTCGAATTTGGGCCACGATACCGTTCGGGTCAACGCAAGCTCTCGGGGCGTGGTTTGCACTGTTTCGAGACAACACGGCGGCGGCCATCGATGCCGCGGTGGCCTTTGCGCCCGACAAAGGCAAGGGAGCCATAGCAAAACTCGACATTGATATCGCGGCGGGCACAACAGCCGCAACAACGATCAAGCTGCGATGCGGCAACCTGAATGGTAGCGCGCAAACTCTGGGCATTAATGGTGCGACGGCGCGCTGGCTCGGCGGTGCCTCGCGCGTCACGCTCTCGATCACGGAGCATGTCTGATGGATCGCACTGAGATAACAGCCCTAGCCGAGGGCATGGTGCCGTTCGTGCGCGAATGCATCGCCGAGGCCACCGCGGTGCCGCCCGAACTGGCCGAGCAGATAGCGAGCGCAGTGCGGATGCTGCATGAGTCGCCGGCGATCGAGCGTGAAGTGCCACGGCCGGCCAAGGTCACCCGCATCGAGCGCGACGAGGACGGCAACTTCGTCCCGGTCTACGAATGATCATCCTGTCTGACGCTGCGAGCAATGCCATGCTCGACGCGCTGTCCCAGTTGATGGATGGCGGCAGCATCGAGCTGTATTCGGACGAGCGCAGGCTCGCCGTGCTGCGGCTGGCGACACCAGTCGCCGATCCTGCGATCGACGGCGAACTCGAGTTCAACGAGATCGACGAGGAAGACGCCGCGATGGCGCAAGGCACCGCCACCGATGCGCGCATTGTTGCCGCTGATGGCAGCGTGATCTTTTCCTGCGATGTCGGCGACGAGAATTCCGAGGCGGTGATCCAGCTCAACACCACCAGGATTTACCGCGGCAGTCCGGTGCGGCTCAAATCATTCCGGCTGGTGATGCCGTAAATGGCCCAACAGACCATCAATGTCGGCGCCGCAATCAACGATGGCACCGGCGATCCGGCGCGGACGGCATTCACAAAATGTAATGCGAATTTCACCGAACTTTATGCCGCTACTTGGGGCAACGTCAGCAATTCAGGCACGCCGGTCAGTGGGCAACTGGCGCAATGGGTGAGTTCGACGGCGATCAAGGGCGTCGCGCCCTCATGCATTATTCGGAAATTCACGGCCAGCAGCACATATACGCCAACGGTCGGCATGGTTTACTGCATCATTGAATGTGTCGGCGGTGGTGGTGGTGGTGGGGTGGCCGGCGGGACATCCGGTCAGACGTATGGCGGTGGTGGCGGTGGTTCCGGCGGTTATTCGCGCGTGATGGCCACGGCTGCGGCCATTGGTGCTTCTAAAACAGTGACGATAGGCA